CTTGGCCATGGCATCCCAATTCATGTTTATGACGGCAAAGGCTCAGAACTATACAAATATATCAAGGCTGATGAGCATGAGAAGCTTAAGAAGGTTCCTAAAGACCTTGATTTAACGCCCTACCATACTGATCACCGTTTGCTTAATAAACTTGTCAATGCCATGGGACGTGCGCATGAAAAGCATCAAAGTTGAGGCGCTGAGGAAGCGCCTGCCACACCCCCATGCTGATGGCGTTTGGGCACGCAAGGAGAACCTTACCCCTGAACAGAATGGCCGCCGCCTGACCGGCCTGTTCAAAACTTGGGATGTGTGGGAACGTAAGCACAGAGGTGAAAACATCATGTCAACCAAAGAAAATGAACGACGTAGGTTCCGCAGGCGGCTGCGCCTCAAGGAAGGCGTGGCGCTTCAGGCCCGTGAAGTGCAGGAAGTTGCCCGCAAATACGCCAGGGCTACCATGGAAATGATTGCTGAAATAGCTGGCAATCCTACGGAACGGGCCGCTGACCGTATAGCCGCAGGCAACGTGCTGCTTGACCGTGCCTATGGCAAAGCTAATCAAACCAACACCAACGTACACGTGGACAACAATGGCAGGCTTACCGAAATCAGCTCAGGCGAACTCACAACGCGAATTGAAGAAACTATTAGGGCAATTGAAATCACAACAAAACGAACTGTCAAAAAGGAAGAGAGCGGAAAGCAGCTTGTTGACTTACGCAAGCGTGATGACGATACCGGGGGCTCCACATTCCATTGACCTTGATGATGACAAGGAGAACTTCCTGCCCATCCTCACGGCTTTTGGGGCGCATCACCTGCTATGGCTGGAATGTTTGCAGAAGGTTGAAGATGGAGAGATCAAGCGGCTTATGGGCCTTATGCCCCCCGGGAGTGCCAAATCCACCTATTCCAGCGTGGTATTTCCTACGCACTTCCTTGGAAGGTTCCCTGAGACGTCCATCATCGTGGCGTCATATGCCAGTGACCTACCCAAAAAGTTTGGCAGACGCGCACGTGCCATGGTGCAACAACCCCTGTACAAACGCATCTTTAATACGGAGCTGAGCGCTGAATCTTCAGCCGTTGATGAATGGGCCTTGATGAACGGCAGTGAGTGGAAGGCAGCGGGCATCCTGACCGGCATTACCGGTCACCGTGTTGATGGCATTGTATGGGATGATTTGATCAAGGGCCGTGAGCAGGCTGACAGTGATATTATCAGGCAAAAGACTTGGGAGGCTTATATTGATGACCTGCAAACCCGCCGTAAGCCTACCTCATGGGAAGTTGGCATCACTACGCGCTGGCATGAGGATGATATAGCGGGGCGGATTTTGCCCCTGAACTATGAAGGTGAGAGCGGTTGGATCAAGGGGCAAGATGGCAATGATTGGTATGTATTATGCCTACCTGCTGAATGTGACCGTCTTGATGACCCTTTGGGGCGTAAGATTGGTGACATCCTTTGGCCTGAATGGTTCACCAAGGAGTTCTTTGCACCTTATAAGCGCCAGGCCAGAACTTGGTCAGCGCTCTACCAGCAAAAGCCAGCGCCGGAGACTGGGACCTACTTTGAGGCTGATTGGCTGAGGCCTGTTGGAAGCCTACCGGACCGTGACACGCTCAGCGTGTACGGGGCCAGCGACTACGCCGTGGCGGCGGATGGCAATGATTATACTGTACATATTGTGGTGGGACTTGATCCGCGCAATCACATTTACGTGCTTGATATATGGCGCGCTCAGGCTAGCTCAGAGCGTTGGATTGAGTCCCTGTGTGATTTAATTGAAAAGTGGAAGCCGCTAGGGTGGGCTGAAGAGACTGGTCAAATACGCGCCGGTATAGGGCCATTCCTTGATAAGCGCCTGCGTGAGCGGCAATTGTGGGTAGTCAGGGCTACCTTCCCCAGCCGGGGTGATAAGGCAGTGCGGGCGCAGTCAATCAGGGGCCGTATGGCCATGGATGGCCTTTGGGTCCCAACCAGCGCCCCATGGTACCCTGAGTTCAAGAAAGAACTGATGGCATTCCCCGCAGGCAGGCGTGATGACCAAGTTGACGCTTTGGGCCTTATTGGCCAGGTACTGGATAAGATGGTCGCTGGTACTAGGGTTGAGAAGGAACCTGAAAACATCAAAATCATCTCAACTGACGCAAAAACCTGCACCGTGACCCTTGAAGACCTATGGAACAATGAAGATCAGAAGCTGCGCAGATGGGGTCATCGACCGCTTAGGATTCAATAATGGCTAAGAGAGAACTTGACAAGCTTGCTGGCCGTAACGGTGGCCTGGAAGGACGCCGCCTGGCCAAGCATTGGATGACGCAAATAGACCAACTGCGTGACAACAGTGAGTACAAGCGCTGGGCCAAGCGGGGAGATACTATTGAAAAGCGCTACCGTGATGAGCGCAACCGCGTTGATGAAGAGGGTCAGCGCCGTTACAATTCATTGTGGTCAAATACTGAAATTTTGCGCCCCGCTTTGTATGGCCGCCAGCCGTTGCCGGTGGTGGAGCGGCGCTTCCGTGACCGTGACCCCATAGGCCGCAACGCCGCCTCCATGCTTGAGCGGGCGCTGCGCAATGAAATTGAAATCAATGGCTTTCATGAAGCCATGTTGCAGGCAGTGGATGATTACCTGTTGCCGGGGCGCGGTACGTTGTGGATCCGCTATGAGCCTGAGATTGAAGAAGGTACATCTTTGCCGCCTGAAGTTCAGACTGACATGCGGGATACCTATGGCAGGCTGAATGCTGACGAGCAAAATGAAGTAACCGGTACTGATACCAGCCCGCCCGGTGAGCGCCGTAAGCGTGACCGGCTGCACCTCAATGAACCTGAGGAACCTTCGGCTGAGGAGGAAAAATTACGTGAAACCGGTGACCGTATTGTCAGGGAATCAGTGCCAATTGATTATGTACCGTGGCAGGACTTTTTCACTCTGCCAATCCGTTGCCGTGTTTGGAAGGAAGTGACCACGGTAGCCAAGCGGCACTACATGAGCCGTGACCAAATGCGCAGGCGCTTTGGCAAGGAGATTGCTGACAAAATACCGCTGATCAAGGATGACCGTGGGCAACGGGTGCAATATACCACGCCGTTGCAGGCGCTGGATGATGATAAGGGCCAGGTTTTTGAAGTGTGGAACCGCCTTGATACGACGGTTTATTGGGTGGGCCATGGTTATGAATATTTGATGGACCGTGAAGAGGATCCTTTAAAGCTTGAGAACTTCTTTCCGTGCCCCCGGCCGCTTTACGCCAACCCCACCAATACCACTTTGGTTCCTGTGCCTGATTACATTCAGTATCAGGACCAGGCCATTCAAATTGATGAGTTGACGCAGCGCATAGCCATGCTGACGCGGGCCTGCAAGATTGCAGGCGTGTACAACGCCGCAGCCAAGGCAATGTCACGGCTGTTCAATGAGAGTGTTGAGAATGAGCTTATCCCTGTTGATGATTGGGCGGCCTTTGGCAAGGAAGGTGGGGGCATTGAGGGTAATTGGTCCCTCATGCCGGTGCAGGAAATCATTGCCGTCGTCAATGAGCTTATTCAGGCCCGCCAAAAGGTCATGGAGGATATGGACCGGCTGACCGGTATCAGTGACATTATGCGGGGTACCAGTGATGCCCGTGAAACCCTGGGAGGTGTGCGTTTAAAGCACAATACGACTGGTACCCGCCTCACTAGCCGACAAAATGAAATTGCTAGGTTTGCCCGTGATACGGTCAGGCTGATGGCTGATGTGATGGCTAAGCATTTCAGCCCGCAAAGCCTGATTGAAGCTTCCGGTGCGTTATATGAAGAAGGGCTTGGCCCCAAGGACATGCCTTCACTGACGGCGCTGCAAGGACCTCAGGCGACCTTGCCGCCGCCGCCTCAGCAGGCTCAAGGCCAAGCCCAACCAATGCCGGGTGCGCCGCCCAACCCGTCCCCCGTGCAAGCGGCCCCCGGCACGCCCCCTGGCTCCCCTGGCCCTGCTGCTCCCTCGGCGGCAGGGCAACCCCCGCCAATGGCACAGGGGGGCAACGTGGTGCCGTTTAGGCCCCAGGGGGCACCTCCACCCCAGCCGCAAATGGGCGCACCAGCGGGCGCGGCCAGCCCTATGGCGGGCATGCCAGCCCCCATGCAGGGTCAAATACTGCCGCCGCTCCCGCCTGAGTTGCTGGCGCAGTTTGATGCAATCAAACGTATCAGTGACGCCATCAGCCTCATTCGTGATGAGAAGCTGAGGGGCTTCCGCATTGATATTGAAGTTGACAGTACAATCTTCCCTGATGCGGCACAGGAGAAGCAGGATAGAACTGAGTTCATCACTGCCACTACGCAGTTTTTAGAGACATCAATGCAAATGGGTCAGGTTTTCCCTGAAGTAGTGCCGCTGCTGGGCAAGATGCTGCAATTTGGCGTGCGTGGCTACAAAGTAGGCCGTGATTTGGAGGCGGCTATTGATGATTTTGTGGATCAGGCCCCGCAAATGATCCAGCAAAAGATGCAGCAGGCCGCTCAGAACCCCAACCCTGAGCAAATGAAAGCTCAGGCTGACATGGCTAAGATCAAAGGCAATATGCAGATCCAGCAATTGAAGCATCAGGGTATGATGGCCAAGACCAAAGCTGATGCTCAGGCTATGCAGATGAAAGCGCAAACTGATACGCAAAAAGCCCAGGCTGAAGTTGAGCATGAAAAAATACAGCAGGCGGGTGAGCAGCAAATGGCTCAGGCTGAAATTGCATCTAAGCAAATGGAAATTGAAATCAAGAAAATTGAACAGCAGATGCAAATGATGCAGATGCAAATTGAGCAGGTGAAGATGCACCAGCAAGCTGCATTAGGCCAGCAAAAAATACAGCATGAGAATGTCAGGATGCAGCATGAGCAGCATCAGTTTGACCGGCAGTCAGCCATGGACCAGCAGCATATGCAGCATGAGCAACAGATGGATGAACGGCATATGCAGCATGAACAGGCTATGGGTCAGCAGCAGATGGTGCATGAGCAGCAACGGGCAATGCAACCGCAGCCTAAACCTGCTGGGCCAGCCAAACCGGGTTACTGATGGTCTTTAACCCGCAAGTCAGCCCCTATGACAATACCAGCAGTATTGTTCTGCCTGCTTTGTGCAATGCTGTTAATAAGCTGGTTACAACAACCGGCTATACATATCCAGGGCTTGGGACTGGTGGTACGGTTACGCAATTAACTAGCATCACGACCCCGGTCACGCTCAATACTATGTGTGGGCAGATCACAACAGTCAGCAATGCCTTTGTTAACAGCACCTTATACACATTCGTGGTCAATAATAGCTTGTGCACCATAACTGATTGTGTTGTGGTCAACATTACAGATACCAATCAATTTCTTGTTTGGGCTATCCCGCAAAATGGCTCGTTTAATATCTCAATATTCCCGCTCACGACTGCTACTGGCCCAGCGGTTCTGACCTTTGCAATCATAAAAGTGGTGACTAGCTAATGACAACCTACGTTTACCGAGAGGGCGTGTTGGTCCCTAAGCACTTGGCTGAACCACGGTTCACGGCCAATGCTGCACCCAATGTGATCAGCGATATTATGCCTGAAACCAGGCATATGGCCAACAACAAGCATTACACATCTAAGTCAGAATTCCGTAAGGCAACCAAAGCAGCGGGTTGCATTGAAATAGGGAATGAGACCGCCACTTTGCTAAAGCCTCGGCAACCTGTTACTATGAACAGGACTCAGCGGCGTGAGGATATCAAAAGGGCAATTTACCAACTGCGCAACAAGTGAGGAGTAAGTTATGGCTGAAGTAGAGCAGAATGTTGAACAGCAGGAACCCGCAGCGCCGCCGCCGCAGGAATCACCGCAACGGGAATCACCGCAGCGTGACGGCCCAGGTAGTGGCCGCAGTTCCATCCGCAAAGACCTTGAGAAGGGCTTTGAAGATCAACGCCGGGCGCAAGCCCCCACTGGCCGTGATGAAAAGCAACGTGACCGTGACCGTGGGACAGGCCGTTATACCAGCCGCGCACGACAGGAGGCTGAGGAACCAGCAGAAGCACCGGCAGAAGGTGCCGAAGCTGAAGGTCAGGAAGCTGCCGCTGATGTGGCTGCGCCCGAAGCTTGGTCACGTGAGGCCAAGGCTGAATGGGCCAATGTGCCGCAAGCCGTACAACAGGCTGTCCTGAAACGTGAGCAGGACAGTGCCAAAGGCGTAGAGCAGCTCCAAGCCAAATACCGTGATATTGATGCTGCCTTAACCCCGCGTCATCAACTTATTCAGCAAACCGGTCACACGCCAGCGCAAGCCGTCAACCAGCTTTTCCTGTGGTTTGAAGCGCTAACCGCAGATGTTGAGCGGGTGAAGCGTGGCATGCCAGTGCAAGCCTTCCCTGCTTTGGCACAATCATTTGGGCTAGACCCGCGCATTGCCTACGCGGCCTATGCCCAACCGGCGCAGTCACAACAGGCGCAGACGCAACAACGCCCTGCTGCACAAGGCGATGGAGCTGCTGCCCCGGCTGCGCCGGAAGTTCCACAGCAAATCCCTCCACAACTTCAGGAATGGTGGAATGGGCAATTACAGCAACTAGGGAATGTCCTAGGTCAGCGCTTTGGCAGCATTGAGCAACAGATGCAGGCGCAGGGTTTGGCCAAAGCCAACGAGGTTCTTGATATTTGGTCCAAAGGCAAGCCGTACTTTGAGGATGTGCGCATGGCCATGGCGCAATTGTTGCAGAATGGTATGGTTCCAGCACTCCCCAATGGCAACGCTGACCTTGACAAAGCCTATGACATGGCGCTCTATGCGCTTCCTGATGTTAGAGCTAAGGTATTAGCTGACCAGCAAAAGGCTGCTGATGCTCAGCGTAAGGCCAAGGATGCTGCTGAGCGTAAGGCACAGCAGGAACAGGCTGACAAGGCGCGGCGGGCTGCGGTAGCGTTAAGCCCAAGTGCCCCCGGTGCCCAACCCCAGCCTGAACGTAAGCGAGGTAAGTCAGTGCGTGAGAGCCTTCAGGAGGCAATTGAAGAAGCTTCAGGAGCACGACGCTAATGGATCCTCAAACTATTGCTCAGCTACTTGCTCAACGATCGGGGCAGATGGGCCAAATGGGGCCTGCCGTGTCGGGGATGGGCCAAGGTTTAGGCCAGCTAGGTGCAATGGCAGGCCAACAAATGGGGCAGGCCAACCCAGCACAAGTTAATGCACTGATGAACCTTATGGGCCGTGCACCGCCCGGTGGTGGGTTCAATCCAGTTCAAAATTCAATGGGGCCATACCCAACACGTACTGGGGGTGCCCCAATGCCAAACTTTACCGCAACAGGTGGGCTGCCGCTTGAGCAATATCCGCCTGGTGCCAATCTTGGTGCGTTGAGATAGTATAACGCCTCACAGGGCGTAGCGTTCAAATCAGTGGCTCCAGCCACACCCGGCATCAGTACCCCAGCCAGGACAGGCGCGCTGGGCGAACCATGCGGCAGGTGGTGCTACTTCACAATAACGGTTAGGGATACAAAAGGAGAATGCTATGGCGTTCCCCAACCTTAGTGAAATCGTCACCACTACGCTGCGTAACCGTACAGGCGAACTGGCTGACAACATGAGCCGTAACAACGCAGCGTTGCTGCGTCTTTCACGGCGCGGCAATATCAAGACGTTCAGCGGTGGCCGCACCATTGTACAAGAGCTGAACTATGCAGATAACCAGACCTACCAATGGTATTCTGGCTATCAAACCCTCAATGTGGCACCCAGCCAAGTGTTCAGTGCGGCTGAGTTCCCCATTCGCCAATCAGCAGTTGCGGTGTCAATCAGCGGACTTGAGGAATTGCAAAACAGTGGTGAAGAAGCCATCATTGACCTGCTGGAAAGCCGCATTATGAACGCTGAAGATACGTTTATGAACGGCCTCAGCATGGGTGTGTATGGTGATGGTACGGTTACCAACAGTATTGGCGGCCTTCAGTTGCTTGTCAGCACCACGCCAACCTCTGGCGTGATTGGCGGCATTGACCGCAGCCAATGGACCTTCTGGCAAAACCAGAAGTGGTCAGCCGCTACCAACGGCAACACTACGCTCAGCGCCGCCACCATCCTTAGCCAGATGGATGCGCTGTGGGTGCAACTGATCCGTGGCCGGGACTACCCCGACCTGATCATTGCTGACAACAATATGTACCGCTATTACCTGGCTTCGCTTCAGGCCATTCAACGTATTGGCCCTGAGGGTGGCCCGGCACCTGACATGGCGGAGTATGGGTTCCAAAGCCTGAAATACATCAATTCAGACGTCGTGCTGGATGGTGGCTTCCAAGGCTTTAGTAGTGACCCGCTGCCGCCTGAAGTTTCAGGTGGTACTGCTGTTGGCGGTGCACCGGCTAACACCATGTACTTCCTCAATACCAAGTACATCCACTGGCGGCCCCACGCCCGCCGCAACATGGTTCCGCTTGACCCTGACCGTTTCTCGGTCAATCAGGATGCCATGATCCGGCTGATTGGCTGGGCAGGCAACATGACCCTGAGCAATGGGTTCCTTCAGGGCGTCCTGACGTCGTAAGGAGGGCCAAATGGCACTTTCACAGGACTTAATGGGCCTTGGGGAAAACCCCTTTGCCGCCGCGCGTATGGCTACGGGCGGTACAGGGCCAGTAACCATGGCCGCTGCCGGTAACGGTAGTGCCGCTCAGGCAGCGCAGATCAATGGGACTCAGTTTGTAGCGTTTATCAGTACTGGGACTGGTGCTGTACAGCTACCTGCGCTTGGCGGGATTGCCGGTGCGTTGATCTATGATAACTTTGTGGTTCACAATGGTACCGGTGCTACTGTCTCTGTCTACCCGCCAACGGGTTGCACCATCAATATTGGTGGCAGCAACTTCACGACTGCTGGTGGTTTTGCGTTGACTACCCTAAGAACTGTGACACTTTGGAGTGGCCCGACCGCCAGTCAATGGTTTGGCCTATCTAACTAAGGAGAGCCGTCATGGCGCTTGCACAAGATTTAATGGGTTTGGGTCAAGCCGGACCATTTGCTGCACGTGTAGCAACCGGTGGGGTTGGACCAATTACCATGGCGGCATCCCCTGGTGGCCTGGCTGGCGCAGCGCCAATCATGGGTGGACAGTTCGTCATCTTTGTCAACAGTGGAACAGGCGGCATCGTAGCACCGTCCCCTGGTGGTCTTACCGGCCCATTGGTGTATGATAACGTGGTCATTCACAATGGTACCGGGTCTACCATTACGGTCTACCCGCCACCGGGTGTTACCGTTAACATCAGTGGCGTGGCAATCACTCAGGCATCGCCAGGTACCTTGGCTACCCTGAGGACAATAACACTTTGGACAGGCCCAACCGCTACGCAATGGTTTGGCCTGCTCAATTAACCAATACCAGCGGCGTTGCTGAAACCAATCAGTATCAATGCCGCTGGCAAGTACCGCCGTGAGTGGCCCGGAAACCAATCCACAGCCACAGGCAAAACCTGAGACTTCACACTAATGGAGGCCAATCATGACGGCAGCTCCTGCAATCTACAGTACGCTGAATGACGCCGGGGTAGACATCAATACGGTGTTCTACCTTGACGCCAAAGGTTCCCCTGAGTACCCGGCACCGCCGTTTATCCCTGGCACTACTGCTTATGGGACGGATGGTTCGTACTGGGTATACTGCACTGCTAGTATCACCATCCAGGCAGGCGGCGTGGTCCGCGTTGCTGAAACTGGTGGTTCCAGCACAATTACGCCCTGGTCGGTGGCCTTAATTGGTGGCGCTACTGTTGCCACCGCGCCGACTGGTGACCTTGTTGGCGTAGTTGGTGGTTCCTTAGGCACTATGGTGGTTGGTGCCCCCAGTGGCACTCAGACAGGTTCTTACTTCTGGGTGCAACGTGGCGGCAACTGCCCCAATATTGCCACTGCTGCAACTACAACGCAGAACGTTACGCTCCACTCGTCAGCCACAACTGGTGGCATTGTCAGTGGTGCTGGCGGCGGTGCTGGTACTAGCTACCAGATCACCGGTATGGTTATCAGCAATGCCGTTGGTAGTGCGGCAGGCCCCAACACTGGCGTCCTCAACTGGCCAGCGATTGGTGCCACCAACTAGTACCCCCATAACCCGGGCGCAAATGCCCGGGTCTTTCCCTTTCAGGTGATGTATGAACCAGCAGGAACTTCAAGACCTGTTTGCTAAAGCTATTGGTCACAGAAGCCGCAATGAAAATGATGCTGCCCTGCGGGCATTTGACCGGCTTTTGCTTGCCGAACCAAATTTCACACCAGGCTGGAATGAGCGTGCAGCATTGCTAGCCAAGCTGAATTGCCATTTTGATGCATTGCTTTGCTACCTCATGGCCCTCCAACTCAACCCTGAGGAAGCTGGCATCTATACCAACCGTGGCGTGTCATTTATGGGCCTGCTTGAGTTTGAGAAGGCTGAAGCTGACTTCAAAAAGAGCGTAGAACTTAACCCCAGCCTGCCTGAGAACTATAATAATTTGGGCATTGCCAAGCGCCGCATTGGTCATGTTGAGGAAGCAATTGATTACTACCGCAAAGCCATTGAAATGAAACCTGACTACGCTGATGCCCATTTGGGCTTGGCCATGTCATTGCTTGAAACTCAGCAGTTTGAGGAAGGATGGAAGGAATTTGAATGGCGCTGGGATTGCGGACAGATGCCACGGCGGCAAGTGCCGTACCCTCAGTGGAGGGGTGAGCGGCTCATTGATGGGGGTTTATTGTTGCTGGCTGAACAAGGCTTAGGCGACGTTTTGCAGTTTTGCCGTTATGCCAAATTTGCCAAGGAACGGTTTGGCGGCAAAGTTTATTTGGAATGTAGGCCAGTCCTTGCCCGCTTAATGCAGGGCATAGAAGGTATTGATGAAGTTATTTCAATGGGCATGAAACTGCCTGGCAACATAGCCTATCAAATTCCTCTTTGCAGTCTGCCCGCAGTTGTAGGCACAGAAAAAGGGTTTATGGGGCCGTATATTGACGCTGACCCTGACGTCTCAGCCCATTGGGCGCAGCTATTGAGAAAGACCCCAGCAGGCGTGCGCGTTGGGTTGGTTTGGGCAGGCATGAACCGCATTGAGCAACCTGTAGCCTCTGCAATTGACGCACGCCGCTCCTTAGTGCTTGCGCAGTTTGCACCGCTGGCTCAGGTCAAAGGCGTGACGTGGTACTCATTGCAATTGGGTGAGCCTGCACTTCAAATCAAAAACCCTCCTGTAGGTATGCCCATTGTTGACGTAACCAGGGACTTTGATGACTTCCACCACACTGCTGGTTGTATTGACAATCTGGACCTGGTGATTACCGTTGATACTGCTATGGTCCACTTGGCAGCCAGTATGGGTAAGCCTACATGGATGTTAAGCAGGTTTGACGGTTGCTGGCGCTGGTTTGGTGATCAAGCACGGTCACCGTGGTACCCAAGTTTACGCCAGTACCGCCAGCCTGAGGAAGGGAATTGG